GGGGATAGAGGTTTGTTCGCCCTCATCGCCCTCAACGGTATAGGTAGCAAAGAAGTTCTCGGCATAGTGGTCGGGGGTGATGTAGTCTTCAAAAAGGATGTGCTTAGTGCGCTCATAGGGGTCGCATTGTGAGGTTATCTTATCTTTGAAGCGTTCGGGCAGTGAATTGAATGCTACCCAAGCGGTACGCCCGTTGCCTCCTATATTGAGTTTTTTGAGGTTTTTACGCTTGGCGAGTTGCTTATAATTGCTTTCGCTCATTATTTGCCCCTCTCCGTATAACCACGAAGCCGATACGCATAATATGTTATCTATATATTCAAACATCGGTTTATATTTTGTCGTTGGACTTGTTCCCCAAGGTGATTTTGCTTCACCAGCGGTTGCTGACAGTCGTACTGACTTGGGGAAGTCTTAGTAATAAAAATGAAAAAATGAAAATAGCTTGTTATGGGCGGTACCTCACAGGGTTACGGTACTCTACTTTTTTTCTCTTTACAACTATACCTAAGAAGGTAGTGCGCATCTCTTTGGCGATGATATTAAAATCATCATTGAGTAGGTAAATGGTTTTTGTTGTCATTTTAAATCTGTTTTAAAAGGTTTTTAAAGATTCCCAAGTTAATCAGTTTGTTTTGCTTATGGGAGATGAAGTCTCCTCAGCCTCTTGAGCTCTTTTAAGCAAAATTCTTAGGAGCTCTGTTTGCTCTTCTACAACTTCTCGTACCATTGGTGCGAGAAGTTTTTTTAGTAATCTTTTTATCATATTTAGTTATTATTAGTTGCTTTACTTACTGCTTCGTTGATTGCTTTTACTATGGTAGAAATGATTTTTTCTCTAAGTTCTGGGAGGTTCTCCGCTTTTTCGTTGGTATATATCACTGTTGGGGTAATAAGGTTATTAATGGTGATATTGATACCCTTGTTAGCCTTTGGATCTTTGTATCTTTTAGCTTGCTCTTCTCGGTCAATACGTGTGTATCGCGCCATCAAGGTCTCTGAAATCTCTTCTTTAAGAGAAGCTAACTCATCTTTTACTAATGATGAGATAACTTTTTTTAGTAGTTTTTTCATACTATTATGCTTCAAAAAGTTTTAATTCTAATTGTACTACTTGTGGCAGTCCTTGGACCTTGGTAAGCTGCTGATAACCGTTGCGCAGTTGCAAAAGGGCTTCGGCAAATTCTTTATTGATATACCACTTGCCTTCGGCGGTGCGGTAGAAGTGCTGGGGGTGCTTTTTGATGCGGCGAAAATACTGCCCGCTGGTAACTGAATACTGGTGTAATAGCAACCACTCTATATAGGGCAGAGCTTCCTTGCCGTAAACATTGAGAGAGGGAGGCATTTTGATACGAGTAAGGGCTTCCAACTCTTCCCAACGACGATTGACCTTAATACGTAGTTCCACACTATACCCAGTGAGGAGGTCAAAAGTTTGCATTCGTGTTAGCTCGAAATAGGGGTCTTTTCTTTGTCGTCCTAACCCTAAGTCACTGATTCTGTGTTTTAACTCAATTTTGGGGAGATACAATTTTTCATATCCTTTGTTGAGTTCACGAATATCACGCATAACGTTGTCGTGCCGTTTACCTGTTAGCTTTGCAATCTCAAAGCTGGACATTGTTTGCTGAATGGTGTTAATTAAATTGTTCATTTTGCTGATAATTGTTAATTAAATTTTCGCGTTCTACTATAAGGTAAT